AGGTGGTAACAGTAGGCAAGAGATTAATTACAATAACAAGCATTATGTTGCTGTGTGTTGGCTTGGTGGCTCAAAACCTACCGACAAACCTTCAGATAAAGCTGTTGAATCTGTCAAGTGGCTCTACGAACAAGTCGGTGGAGAACTAAGACCTCACTCTTCGTTTAAACAAACAAGTTGTCCTGGTGATGCTTGGAGACAGCACATAGTAGAAGGTTTAGTTACTACCACAATTAGTAATGAAAGTCCACCTGATATGATACATCCACAGTTTATTCAAAAGAAATTAGACACAATTATTGCTAAACTAGAGAACATTGAAAACAAATTGAAGTTAGGAAGAATGATATAATGAGTGAAGAATATAAAGTAATTTTAGAAAAAACTTTGTGGACATTTGTTGAAGCATTTATTGGTTCATTAACAATAGCACCATTAGTAGGTGTAGATGCAAACGCAGTTCAATTAGCTGCTATTGCAGGTGCATCATCTGCTTTAGTAGTAGTTAAAGAGTTCGCTAAGAAAAAAATTATTAAGTAGTTTAAATAGCAAAGCCGAGGGTGTTATCCTTTCTACCTCGGCTCTTGCTTTGTTTAATTAGAAGGGTGCTTCACCTGGACCAATATCATCCATTGATTTAGCCTTTGGTAAAGTCATACCATTTTGAACTGCAGCAAAGTCTTTCCAACTATTTGGTGTTGCTTTGTTATCCATCCACCAAGACTTAGCAAATACCCTACCATCTACAGTATCACCTGCAGTACAGTTGCCCATAGCTGTACATCTAAAGTCAGGGCTTGTAGCCTTAGTCTTTTCTTTGTCTGTATAATACTTGACCATTGCACCGCATGGGCATAGCAATCCTTTATCATTGATTGCAGGCTCACCACTAGCGTGCTTATCAAACTTAACATCACCAAATCCTGCTTCTGATATATCTTTCACAGGAGAACTAGCAGGGGCTTGTGTGGTTGGGCTTGTTGAAACCCCTGCTTTGTCCTCTTTTGGTAATGGCTTTGATGATGAAACCTTACTCATTTCTTCTTTACTTGGTCTAGCTTTGTCAGTACCTTGATACTTCCAGTTAGCTAAAGCTCTACCTATAGCAGATGTCTCACAGTTTTCCATCCATGCATCTGCATTAGCAAAGCCACCTTGACCTTTTGTTTCTTGAGCTATCCCTGTTGATACAGGTAAGACTACCTTTGCATCAGGAAATACCTCTGCTTTAATAGTGACACACGAACCATCATCAGTAATGTGTACCACTTGTGTATCAATCCTTCCATTAGGATTGTCAGCCCAAAACTTCTTGAGCCTTTCTTCAACAGTTTCATAACTGTTTAAATCGAACTTAGCCATTATCCTCCTTTATTATTACCTAAAGAGCTTGTTCTTCTTTTACATATTGTTTAGTTAGATACAGTCTGCATACCATATTAATACACATTAGATAGCCTCTCTTAACATAGAGAGCCTTTCCACAACTGTAACATATGTGTGACATGTCACTCCTCTAAATTGACAAGATATTCAGCAGTAACCCCCTTGTCAGGTTTCACAAACAAACAGTATTGTGAAGGTCTGCCCATACTTGCTAGTTGTTCTTGTGCGTAGCTGTTATAACTTTCAGTAGAGCCATTAACCCATACACGAACATCATTAATATATAGTGATGTTGGTGTGTGATAATGACCGCATACTGCGTGGGTAAAGTCTTCCATTAACTCTTGTGAAGCTAATGCTTTCCAACCCAATATCTTTTTGTTGTAACCATAGAAAGGTAAGCCCATACTTCCACGAATATTATCCCCATGAAAACAAAGGAACTTAGCTTTCTTACCTAGGTCTGCAACTGCATACCAGTGTTGGTCAACACCTTCAGGAATATGGAATTTGATTCGCTTTTCGTTAGCGAACATAGTTGATAGTATCTTACCTAACATTCTATCTGCATTAGTTTCAGGATTGTAATCACGCCTTGAGCGACCACCCAATGCACCATGATTACCAATCACCCAATAACATTCTACTTCTTGAAATGCTTCTAGTAAAATACTAAAGAATGCATGTAATATTCTTGGACCATCAACTGTTACCTGCCTGTATAAAGAACTGTCAATTAAATGTGCCTGCCCTGGAAAAATAAGTTCTCCTTCCACAATATCTCCTAGAGCAAGTACCACGCATTTATCTACAGAGTGTGACTGTCTCTGTATATTAGTGAGTTTGACTATACGATGTGCATACTCAATTACTCTCTTCTCTGCAACTTCAGTGCCATAGTCTGTGGTTCTCTTCGCAAGTTGTATATCTGAGAGCAGGGGTACGCATAACTCGGTGTCCTTTTTATTGTTCTTTGATTTGGGTTTTGTTATTTTAGGAAGTGTTAGAGTACTCATACCATCTCTAGCACCTTGATAAACTGCTTCAATCATATCTGCTTTTTTGTCTTTGAGTTTGTCAATTTGTTTTAATAAGCGTTCATTAGTACGCTTTAAATCTTTTAACTTATCACTCTCAGCTTCAGCTATGAGTTCAGCTAGTAATTTACTCTGATTGTTTTTCGGCATATTGCTTTTCCAATTTAACTAACCAATGTCTAACTCTGCTGTATGAAACTTCAAAGTCAAACTCATTAGCTAGTATTTCTGATACTACACGAGCATTAGCTTTTGCCCCTTGATTAACAACCCTGTCAGATAACTCATCTATAAAAGGTACTGCTTCTTTAGGTAATCTTTTATACCAAGACACAGTTCCACCTATTGCTTGTGTGGTGGCTTTATTAAGTAAGTCATCTACATTTATTTCTATCTTTATATCTTTCATACGATAATCATACCATAAGCGTATGCATATGCATAACTTAAAATAAAAAAAATTATATGCATATGCATATGCATAAGTAAAAATAAAAAAGGGGTGGGGGTGTAGGGAAACTATAAAACCTACACCCCACCCTAGACACAGCTAAGAGAGAGCAAACCTAGCTTGTCTATCAATAAGTTAATCTAGATTAACCTATGTGATTAGCATACTGAGTTGCAAACTCTTTAACATATTTATACTTCTCAATAGGTATAATATTATGCTTTCTAATAAAGTGTGATATCTCAGCCAAGAACTCAGACTTTAGATTTGCTGCATAACCATCTAAAACACCAATAACTTGTTGGTCTGATACCCAAATGCGTGGCTCATCTTGTTGAGCAAGCCATTTAAGAGCATCAAGGTCAATGTTGTTATTGCCGTGGTCACCCAATCTATCAATAGCATTGTCATCATATTTACCCTTGTCAGCAATGACACGAATATCTCCGTGATATTTGCCCATACCACCTGCGTAACCTGTATAACCAGCGATAGTAGAAGCTGGTAGTAATCTAATTACTTCTCTAACTTCATCTCTACCCCAACCCATAGAGCCACTAAAGTCAATCATTACAGAGCCACCTGCAATTTTCTTTCTTCGTGTAAATACTTTCTTGTCAGTAAGTATTCTATGGATATTTCTAGGTTTAATACCTGCATCACTAAGTTGTCTGTGTAGCTTTTCTTCAGCTACCTTATCCCTTCTATTAGGAACAAACTTGTGAAACTTAGCTTTACCATGATGTCCACCTTCATCTTTCTTGTAGTCAATCTTATTACCAATATTTCTTTGGAAGTTTGTATTGGCTTCTTCAATGATTTTGTTTGCTAGTTCTTCACTAACAAACCTAGGTAGCACTTCACTTGCTTTGACATCAGCATCTTTAACATTTCTTTCACTAATGACACCATTGTAAGATATATTGAACTTGGTATATATATCTTCATCATCTACTTTCTCAACCATATCATTAGTTGTTGGTGTACCTTGTGATATATTAAGATACTTCTCATCTTGTCTCTTGTGGATAAAGTCTCTAGTCTCTAAGTAAGTTGGTAAAGATAGATGTCTAATCATATCTTTAAGATTTTTAGGACTAAGTTTCCTACTTCTCTTACGATGTAAGACACTCCTAGCTTTTCTAATCATGCCATACATAGCTTGTAAGTCAGCACCAATATAGAGATAGTCATTGTATAACTCCCACTTGGTAGCCATAGGATTTTCTAGTGCAATAGCTTGATACAAAGCCATTTGTATTAAGTCTCTCCTATCATACTTATCCCACTCTAAGTCATTACTACCTTGAACTACACTTAACATTTCATCAAAGTATTCAACTTCACCTTTACCTAGTGTGTAATTAGTTATATCTGACAATGGCGTAAAGTCATAGTAATACCACCTAGTACCAATTTGTATATCGTAGTTTGCTACTGTTTCCATAAGCAAACGATATATCTTTTCAGGTGTAGCGTTCTTGTTGTAGTACGCTTGCACTATTGAATTAATCATACGCTTTATCTTAAAGACACTTACACTAGGCACTAAGTCAGAATTTAAATCTGTAGTAACAGACCTAAGTGTGTTACTACGCCTAGCATTTCTAAGCCAAGTATCTGCTTGATAACCTGAAGCATATCTCTCTGCAACAGGAATACTTGTTTCTTTATCAAGTGGACTAACATTTCTGTATGTCTTTTTAGGAAACATTTTCTGTTGAGCTAAAGCAATTAGCTTTTCTCTCCTAGCATTATCCTCGTTACTGCTATCAACTATTGGAATAGCACCTGATTGTAGCTGAGGTTTCACACCTTTAGCATCAGATACTTTTGTATATCTCTTTCCAGTAGATTGTAAAGCAAGGTTAGGGAACTGTTGTCCTTTGCTACGAGCTTTACCTCTCTTTACAAACAGCATTATTCTGTGTCATCTGCGTGTGAAACTACCAAAGCATCAGCAATCTCATCGTAGTTGTCAGGGAATATTGTTTGTAATGCGTAGTCCAATGGAACTTCTTTGTCCATTAGTTGACCTAGTGCTACCCACTTACGAACTGAGAAGTCGCCATCATTGTAATCTGCATATACTGCACGCAGTTTCTCAGGCAAACTCTCTAGTGCTTTAGGGTGTACTTTGTCAATGTTTATCCTTACAGGAAATCTATCAAGTAAGGCTTCTGGTAAGTCCTCTGGAACTCCGTTCATAGTTGCAACTACTTGGAAGTTAGGTTGTGGTCTTACCTGTTCTTTGTTCTTGTTAGGCAAAGTAAACTTTGCAAACTCAGGGTCATCTAGTAAGGCATGCAGAAATGATTGCACATCTACACCAGCGTGGTCAATCTCGTTAATAACAAGTCTTGCACCATCTTTCCAAGCTTGAATACCGACACCATCTAGCCAATCCATACCACCTTCTTCATTGAGTATGTAATGACCTAGCACTTCACTAGCACTACTATCTTGTGTCAATGTAATATTGTATGTTTCTCTACCCTCTAATTTGGTTGTGTTTGCTTGGTATGTTTTACCAGTACCCGGTTTACCATAGAGCAATACTCTTGGTGTAGCACCAATAATTGCATCAAACAGTTTCCAACAGTTACTCTCTGTCATTGTTTATTCCTCCTCTGTTGAGTTCTTACCCAACATCTTTTCTATATTTTCGATGAAGTCTTTATTAAGTTGTTCATCATCAACTTCTGACCACTCTGATAAGAAAGCTTCACGCTCCATTTCAGTAGCAGCTTTTGGATTTAACCACTGAATATCAGGAACATTCGGTAATAAATCCAGTGCATCAGCAGGAACATCTACAAATACAGTTGCGTATTTAGTATCAAGTTCCTTACCTGATTTACTTTTAACGATAACTTCTAGCATCAAACGATAGTGCAGTTCTGCTGGAACTCCGTTCTTGTGATAATGTGGCATAGCCAACATCACAATCGCAGGAAATCTATCATCTGCCCTATGGTCATGGTCATCATACTTGTCGCTATCATCAATTCTTTCATCTAAGAAACCTTCTCGTATCTGTCTGTTATAACCATTTTCAATAGACAAATCGTTTAGTAACGATAGGATTGGTATGGTAATAGCACAGTTCTTTAGTCTCTCAGTTGCTTCCTCAACATCTTTAGGGAAGCCTTCAATTCCACTAACCATTAGTTCTCCTCTCTAATTCGTGCATATAATCTACAAGTATTAGTCTGACCTAGTCTTCTAGTCTGACATTGCAACACTTGTCCATTACCTTGTAGCTTGCTTGTCCAATACCTAGCAGTGCTATCATAAGAATTTGCTTTCTTGTTATAGTCATCACCAGTGTATTCGGCAATCAAAAACCAATCATCTCTATTGGCTTCCATCAATGAAATAGTTGAGTTGGTAAATATATAGCCACCTCTATTTACTTCATCTGCATCTACTTTCTTTGGTTTGAATATAGGGATTATATTATCCATTATTCCTCCTCATCTTTCTTAGCTATAAACTCTTTATAGCCATCTTCATTACAACAAACACAAGTCTGTTCTACCTGAAACTCTTCAGGATATTTAGCCTTGTATTCATCTAAACAGTTGGTACATAAGGCATAACTTCCGTGTATATAAACACTTGTCGGCTTGTCAAATGTTCCAACTTCTATCTGTGTATTACAGAAATCACATACCCACTCATCATCTCCAATACCAGTATCAATCAAGGTATCAAAGAATACATCGTGCCTACCATTTTCTTTGTAGTATTGTTCTCTCTGTAATCTATCTTTAGCCCTGTGTAATACAGGGTTTTCTACTATGGTGTTCACCACGCCATACATTATTCTGCCTCCTCATCAGCATCATACCATCGGCTTTTTTCCCAAAAGGTTGGGTTATGGTCTATGAGCTTGATATCAGCATTGTCATCTGCTAACGAAACTAACTTATCTATCTGTGCGATAGCATCTACTTTCTTTATCTTGGACATAAAGGTAAAGTCCACAGTTAGTTTATTAACATCTTCATTACTTGTACTTGTTAAGTCATATACATTATCACTCATATCTTGTACTTTCTCCTTATCCTTCTTATCTGATAATTTAACTGTTGTCGTAGTAGCCACATATCAAAGTCAAATTTTTTCATCGTAATAAATAATTTAATCTTGTTCATCACAGCAACCACACTTCGTATCAACAGGTTGTATAATAAACCTGCCTATTACTAACTTATGATATGTGCAATTAACAAAGAGTTCAGTTTCATTTTTTACACCAACCTCTAACTGCTGTTTATACACACTACCATCTATACCACCAGTCTCATCTATACAAGTTTTACAATGGACATATCCATCTAAAGCACCTAGTTCTTCTAGTGTTACAGGCATTATTCCTCCTCATCTTTCTTGAATACATCTTTAAGTAAGTCATCAACTGCTTGTTTAAAGTCACCTTCAACAACTTCTTCCTCTGACTTAGCAACAACATTACCTACTAACATTGGATTACCTATGTTGATAATGTCAGGAACAGAGCCGTAGAACGCTTGAAACATACTGTCATTAGCTTCCTCACTCTTAAGAACTTTGAG